GTTCAGCTTTGATTTGGCTTCCTCAATACGCGATAATAACTCTGCTATTCTTTCTTCAATAGAAGAACCTGACAAACGTTCGGCAGGTATAGTAGAGTCAATACTTCTGTATAAATCTTCCCACTCTTTCTGCATCTTTACTTTCTTATCAAATTGACTATTATTTTCCATAATTATATCAATCTGCTCTTTGATCTCCGCAGCTCGTAGTCGTGCATCGTCTATCTTACTTTGCTCTGCATTGACTAGCTCTTGCATACGATCTTGGTCGATAGATTGCTCACAAGTATGGCAGTGTGTTCCTAGCTTCATCATCTTCTCGATGGCTTGCTTTGACCCCGCTGCGATTTGTTTAAGACCTCCCATCTCTCCTTGCAGTTTATCGTAAGACAGCTTCTCTGTAGCTGTAATACTTTGCACTGAGGTCAAATCTATCTTACTCAACATATCCTTATATTGATTATTCTGAAAAATCTTTTTATTTATTTCTGAGATATTTTGATTTTTCAGTTGTAGAGAACGTAACTCTTTCTCATCTTCTTCCGTGTTAATTTCTATTTCTTCGAGTGGCAGTATGGTAGTATCACTCAATTTATTATCTTGTAACCATTTTTCTATTGTAGCCATCTTTGCTTCGAATGCGGTCAAATTAGCTACACTACTCTTAGCCGCGTCTTTGAACAAATCAAACAACTGTACATAGTTTTCTAAGTGTAACAAATCGATCAGAAACTTTTTTCTGTTTGTGTCTGTTGCAGTTAGAAACTGTAAGCTAGTATTTGTATTCTGGTAAACAAGCTGAGTAAATGTCTTAAAATCAATACCAATAATTTCCTGGAGACTCTTATAGGTGTTTGTAGCCGTATGACTACTAATATCTTCTCCGTTATGTAATAATTGTATCTTGATGTTAGTTTTTCGATTAATTATAACTTCATAACTATTCGAGTCTTTCTTAAAGGATAAGCTAATACTGTATCCATTATCTACATACCTGTTTGGTATGTCTGCTTTCTTGATGCCTTTTGAGTTTTTATTATATAAAGCCTCTTCGATAATTAACGGTATGGAAGACTTACCCATACCGTTTGTACCGATTATCTGTGTTACAGTATTATCTGAGAGGTCTAACTCGTTGTCTGCACCGTAGCTGAAGCAGTTACTCCATTTCAACTTTTGAAGCGTAATCATTAAAAAGTCCTATAATATCAGGTATTCGTTCTTCATTTATTTCTAGGATATAAGTTAGATACTCAACTAACTCCTCCTCTACGGTCATATCTTTATCTATAACAAGTGCTGTTTCTGATGATCTTTTTACTACTTTCTTATCTAAGAGGTCTGTATTCTTGATACCTGCTAACTCTTGAATATCACCTTCTATCTCGTAAATTGTATGGTGGTATTTAGTACTTATCATATCATTTGGGTCAGTGACAGTCTTACGAATTAACTGAGGCAGCTCAAAGCGTTCCCAGAACCAACTCCAATCTTCATCATTAATAAGTAAATAACCAGTTTCAACTACATTCCTATGAAAAGAAGTAGTCATTGGTGAGCCTGGGTATACAATGTTACGTTGTGTATTACTATGAGCATGTAGATCGCCTGCAAATACTACAGGGAAATCTTCTAGTAAGTCTAAATCAATCTCAGGCTTTACATGTGGTGGAATCTCTCCACGAACATGAGTAAACAGAGGTTTTGTTTTGTCAAAATGATCTATAATATCTTTTCTATGTAAGTCTGCATATGGCAGAATACCATAACCTAAGTCTTTATCAATATACGATATATCTACTATATTTATTAGGGGATTGATGTCCCTTGAGACTTGCTTTAATTGTGTAAAGAAAGTCTTATTTTTCTTAGTAGCTTCGTGATTACCGTCATAGATTATTGTTGGAATCTTTACTTTCCGAATAAACGAAAAGTAAAGTTCCAGTTCTTCCATACTAGGCAGACGGTCAAATAAATCTCCTCCAATAATGTGCATACTGCACTGTTCTTCAAGGGCATAAAGCTGTTCAAAGAACAGCTTGTAGCGATTTAGTGCCCACTCTCGTGGTACGTTCTTTTGACCTAGCTTGATGTGCCAGTCTGCCGTAAATAAAATCATCCGATTTTAAACTCGTCTTCCAGTGACTCATCAATTTCTTCTGCACCAGCTTCACGGATTTCGTCAAGCAAAGTTTTTTGTGCGTCTGGGGTAGGACGAGCCATAACGTCATCCATAGACTTCAGACCTTCTACAAGTGCAAGCTCAGTCTCGTCAAGAGGACGTGGCTTACATTTCAATACCTGCAACTGATACTCAACATTGTAGGCGAGTGGGCCAGTCTTGGTACGCTTAAACTTAACATCCCAGCCAGTTTGGTTATCGGTTGGATCACCGAGATCTTCTGCTGCTGTCATGATCTGTTCAAACAGTTTCTTCTTTAGGTTGATTACTTTGACTTCGCCACCGTCGATGCACTGCATCGCATAGCTCCAGCCACACTTCAGATCGGGGTAGTATTCACGAACCCAATCTTTTTCTTTGTTATTGAAACGCTCTTCGTTACGGTCGAACGACAAACACTCGAAAGGAATGTTCTTACCGTTTTTGCCTTCAATCCAGTATACATAACGAGCGAGTACATCGCCAACTAGTCGTACTGAGTTGTCACCATCGCGGTAAGCGAAAGAAGAGATAGATGATTTTTGGGCAGCGCCCTTTGATTTTGCGAATGTTAAAGCCATTAGTGTTTCTCCGTTGGGACTTCTTCGTATAGAAAAGTCATTATATCGTTTTCTATAGTTAGTAGTCTATTGTTTTCAAATAATGACCTGTCTATATTATTATGAAACAGGTCTAGGGCTGTGTTACCAGTTGCTAAGTAGTCTGCTAAAGATCTCATTGATGCTAGAGCAAGGTATTGACCTACCTCGATATTGGTATATTTATATAAGTTGTAAACAAGAACTTCGGGGTGTGCGAGAAATGATTCACCTTTGTAGTCCTTCATATAGAATTTATATATTCTATCATATCTGTTCTTAGGGATTAGACCCATTGTCAGCATTTTAAAAATAAGAACACAATCAGAAGCATTTCCTTCCGTTGTCTCGAATATCTTCTTCCAATTATATAAGAGCATATTATATCAAACTATCCAGCATTTGTCAAGAATTATTTTTCGTAAAGTCATAGTAATCTCTGTCTATCGGCTTATTATTACTAAACTCAGATAGGGGTACTGAGATTGATACTCGTGCAGAATCTGGTACAGCTTTATGGAACATGCCTGCAGGAATGTATAATAAGTCGCCTACTGTTAATACCGTGTCAATTATGGGTACGTGCTTAGCTTCCTCCTCTGGTGTCATTACCATTCTACTAGTAAAGCGTTTTTTACCGTTTTCCATCTTCTCGCTACGCGCATGTACGTTATATACTTTCCAATGTACCGAACCAATTGCGTGCACTAAAAAATTATCATCTGCATCTGCATGGCACTCAAACGATACTGCATTCTTTTTTGGAGAGCAGTAGAAGTGTGCATCTGCTGCAGTGTTCTTATAGCGTTGTTCTAGGCAATGAGCAATAGCGGAAATGTTGGGGCTAAACATAGAAGCTTTCGTAAGTATCATACTGCCGCCTCGTTTCCATATATCAGATACGTATTTCTTTTCGTACCAGACTTCTCCAGTCCACGCAGGCTTATCTACTCGGCGTAAGTTATCTTTTTCCATACATAATTTACTGCCGTCAGGTTTAATTACTTGTAACCCCGCTACGGCTCTGTCATTAGCTATGTATTTGGAAATATCATCCCAGCTAGTAATGTCTCCAAAGAAATTTGTTTTAAACGAGTTAGCTCTAAATACCATAGGCTTTTTGTCTTTTACAGTACTTTGAAAAGCTGCGTCTGTTAGAGGGTGTATTAAGTCCTCGAAAGTGAATTGTGGTCTATTCATATTTGTTTAATTTTATACCCCTGTTTCATATAATAGCCCATTCTATTTGACGCCTGTCTTTGAGCTGTTTTACCTTTTAAATGTATGTCAATTATTACTGGGTCACGCTTCCCTTCTTGCTTACGTATAACACGGCCAATAAGCTGAGTAAGCAAGGGTTCATTATTAATAGGAGTGCCCAGTATAAGGCAGCTAAGCGTATTTACGCTGATACCCTCACTAAAAATTGCTTGTGTTCCGTAAAGTACGTTTTTATCTCCATACAATATCTCATCTACTAGTTTTTCTCTGTCCTCATGCGATACCTCACCCGTAACACAAACCGCTTTATCACCAGTCAGTTCGGCGCAGCTCTTTAAAAACGCGACTCGATCAGACACCACTAACACCTTATGCCCTTTTGCGGCGTAGGCCGCTGCCAACATGGCAATAGTATGGCGATAGTCGCTGTTATTGGACAGATGGTTGATTCTATTCGCCCACGGTATGCTGGCACCATCCATAAATCTTATATCAGAACTAAGTATCTCGATAGTAGGTACCATATAGTTCTCTTTAGGTGGCTGAAACAGCTTCGGGCCAAAGTAGTCTCTAAACACAACATGTTTACCATCTTTTCTTTCTATAGTGCCTGATAATCCTATCTTATATTTACAGTAATTTGTATCTAAAATCTTAGAAAAGGTCGGACTAGATACGTGGTGCATTTCATCTAGTATGATGGTTCCAAACTCTCGTTTTATCTTCTCAATATTGCGGTATAAACTCTGAGTATTGCCAATAACGATAGGAGCGTCAAGTTCAAATCTACCACTGCCTATGATGCCAGCCTCAATTCCAAAGACTTTCTGTACTTCCTTTGCCCACTGATTACGCAGTGGTACAGTATGGGTAATCACAAGTGTTTTTTGACCAAGTTTTGCTGCTATGGCTAATCCTGTAAAAGTCTTTCCCCAACTGACCCATGCGTTAATAATAGCACTGCTATCAATTTGGTCATAAACCGCTTGCTGGCTTTCTCGTAAAGGGAACCTAAACTCTGGAAAGTCAACTGGCACCTCAATACGCTTATCGACTATTTCGTAGTCGTCTGGTATTAAGTCCAACCTTCCTACAGGAATAGTAACAAGATTTTCTCTAATACGCGACATATTCTTAATTACCTGAGGTGGCTCATGTGCGTTGAAGCCTGGAATAGTATATGTTAGTTCTTTATTTATAACTTCCCTATACTCTTTCGTGCATTCTAGATAAATCCTGTTACTAATCACTGCTTTCATAGGTTTAATTCATTCTTAGCGATAATATAGTTCTTAACGAACTCGGAGCGTACAATATCCTCTACTTCAAACTCGATAAAATCGAAGTCGCCCATACGTTTAAGTATTTTCATAAAGTCTTGCATACCGTTTTGTTTAAGATCAGCCTGCCTAAAGTCGCCACAAAAGATAACCCTACAACCTTGACCTATTCTGGTTATAATTGAGTCTAGTTCATGAAAAGACATATTCTGACATTCGTCAATAAGAATGACAGCATGTTTCAGTGTAATACCTCGGATAAACGAAGTAGTCATAAACTCCACTAAGCTTTTTTGCTTTAGAATGCCATAAGCATCTCCTCTGCCAAAAATCTCATTAGCTATATCTTTGTAAGGCTCTTCATAAACAGAGGACTTCTCTTTCTCTGTTCCAGGTAAAAACCCTATGTCTCTTGTTGGTACTGCGCTACGAATAATTACAAGCTTTTCGAACGCTCCTTTTGCCATATCGTCAAAAGCGAGGTAAGATGATATAAACGTCTTGCCTGTTCCCGCTAATCCATGCAGAATTAGATGCTTAGTAGAATCAAATGCTTTTACTTGATTTCTAGTTAGTGGCTCTACTTCTGTTAAGACTAGGCTTGCTCCTGCGAGAGTCCTACTTCTTTTTGCCATGATTATCCTTATACCTTTCTTCGAGTGTCTTTGAGTTTAGTCTCTGCATACTCGTATAGTATCCACGGAAGTCCGTGAAAGTGTAAAACACCCGCCCAGAGCATTCCATCTTCTGGTGGGCGCGGTATAGTAAAAGGAAAACTAACACCTTTTACCCATAACAATGATGCGGTATCTTTTCGATCAACTCTCAATATCTTATAATACTTTAGTTCGCACATTGTAGTTTTCTCGTAGATAAAAGGTCTACCTAACGAGTCTATGAAGCAATTAGTACTTTGTTTGAGTAAAGCAGTAATTGTATCAATCTGTTTACGTAAAGGCATCAAACCCTGTAAGGGTGTTTTCAATCTTCGCAACCCTAAAGTCCTTTCCTTTACGTTTTTATCATCTAGTAACTGACCCTCTAGAAAAAGTAAACCATCTGCCAACTCCCAATTACTAGAAGGTAGGGCATATACTGGCCACTCAATCTTCTTGATAGACCGGAATGAGATCACCACCTAACAACTCCTTTCTAAACTTAGCCCCTTCGCCACCTGCAATCTTAGCTACATGGAACTTATATTCGTTAGACTGCCTAAATTTTTCTATGGTTTTAACTGTATTTTTACTGCCGCCTTGGGAATCGTCACATCTAGAGCAGGGTAGAATATCACTGCGTCTTTTATTTAGTAGACTCCAACGTATTCTATTTAGCTTCGGATCATTCAGGTACATATCAACCATACTTCTTTCATGGATATTACCTATAATAATCTGGTACTTCCAATCGTTACAACACATCTGATAGTTACCTTTCCAGTCAATAAAGATTTGTCGCATTGGATGCCAACAAGGTGTATCAACTGTATTATCATTAAACCAACCCGCTCGGTTATTGAATACATAATTAAAATACTTACCGGGGTGTAATGTATCTTCTATAGGAGGTAAGTTATTTATTTCTTGTATACTCAACCCATCTGGCTTGAAGTAATGCTCTACCTTCTTATCAGTACCGTGCAAATATTGATACTTTACTAGTCTTGACTTAAACTCCGCCTCATCCGTGTACGTATTCAAAATGAGATGGTCTATCTTTGAAAAAGACTTCTTCCAATGTGTATCAATCTTATACCCATTCGTAGTGACTCGCAGTTTCCAAGTCCTGCCTTCCTGTGTTAGTAACTCTACTGCTTTGGCAAAGTGTTTATAGAGTACTGGCTCTCCACGACCTGCAAGCTCTACCCAACCAGTAAAGTGGAAAGACTTCATCTCGTCTATCACTATCTGCAAGGTTTCTAAGCTCATATGCTCATTTACATTAGGGTAGCTGATATTAGTTCGAGGACAGAATGTACAAGTTTTATTGCACAATCCTGTCGTATCCAAGTCTATTCTATAAATATTTTTAAGTAATGATTCCATATAATTTCTCAAACTTGCCCATTGAGTAGTCATCGCCAATCTCAAAGTCGCATCCTACGGGGGCACCTGGGATACTTAAACCCCTGTCTAACTGAATGTAATGTTGTAATGCTGCTGTGTAATCTTCTACTTCTTCGTCTGGTACTTCTGCGAGGATGGAGTCGTGTACTAGAGCAAATATACGTGCCTTCATCTTCTTCGCTTTAATATGTGCTTCCATGTCGATTGCACCTAAGAGGTTAATATCAGAAGCAGCAGACTGCACCAGAAAATTAAGACCAGACCTAACGCTATGACTCTGTATACCTTTGTCAGTCGAGTGGACATTTGGTAATCTCCGCTTTCTTCCGAAGAAGCTATAAATAAATCCATTCTGCTGGATAAACTTTTGGTTGTCTTCAATCCACGCTTTTAGCTTGTGGAACTCTTTAAAATAGTCGTTAATAACTTCTTGTGCATCATTGCGGCTAAAAGGTTTGCCACTATCTTTTGTTACCTGCTCACTGATCTTGTTAGCACCAGCACCGTACATAATACCAAAGGTTACTGCTTTTGCAGCCTGGCGTTGCATAGGGTACAGTTCTGCCACTTGATCTACTTCGCAAGGTAGTCTAAATACTTTGTGAGCGATCGCACTGTGGAAGTTACCACCTGTACGGAAAACTTCTATAAGAGCAGTATCTTTTGCGAGTACAGCAGCTACATATACCTCTGCTGTTGTTAAGTCCATCGCTACAATCTTATGTCCTGGAGCAGCTTTGATACAACCCTTTACAGTAGGATTATCACGTGGAAGCTGCTGCATGTTCAACTTGCCACTAGATGATAACCGACCACTAGTTGTACTGTGAAGATTGAAACCAGTACGAAGTCGAGAGTCGCGATCCAACTGAGGTATAATCTTATCGAGATAGGTATTCTTGATCTTGCCTTTTTGTCGAATATCAAGGATAAGTGCAGGAATCTCGGACTGTTCGGATAGTTCTTTAAGTACTTCAGCGTCTGTGGAGTCCGCACCAGTACCAGTCTTTTTACCAGTGGGCGATAAACCCAAAAAATCAAACATGAGCTTACGAAGCTGCATAGTACTATTAGGGTTAAAGGGCTTACCATTTATTTCCTCAAACTTTTTAATTGCAGGGTTTTTGTACATTTCAGTAACAGCATTATCAATGTCTGTCTGCATAGCCTCTTGCGAGAACTCCAAACGTGTTCGGTCGAAAGGTACACCGTTATCTTGAATATCAGTCAAGAATCGACAGCCAGGAATAAGAATATTATCATATACCCACTTTAGCTTTGGATTCTGTTTAATTTTTACAAATTTCTCGTAAAGCAGGAAGGTACACAAAGCATCCATACCTGCGTATAGTTTCATAATGTCGAATGGAATCATTCCCCAACTGAACTGATCTTTGTTGAGACCCCGCTCCTTCCTGTAATTATCCATCCAATCGTACATTGGCTTCTCGTAATCACCATAAGGCGTATACTGGATCGCTAGAGACTTTAGACCATGAGTGCCCGGGTTCTCATCAATGAGATAGTGCAGAAGCATAGTATCTTCAAAGCTAGGGAACTTGAAGTTAAAGTGGTACTCAAAGAACGCCATATCGAACTTAGCATTGTGAAATACTACAGTTTTCTTACTAAATAGTTCTTGTAGCAGCTCTTCTGTTCGTTCATCGAAACACTCGGTATCAATGTATGCTCCACGCTTATTGTCATAGGCTATGGATATACCAAGCATATAACCATCACGGGGATATAGTCCTGTGGTCTCCGAGTCAAGAGCAATATAAGATTTAGGAGCATCAATCGCCGCCTGAATAAATCTATTTGCTTCTTCGGTACTTTGGATACCAAAAGCAATACTTTCGTCAATTATAACCTCTTCAATATCCCCTGCGATATAAGCAATGATGTTATCTTTAGAGCTGTCCCAGGTTTTCTTAGCTTCTGGCTTAAATGCAAGCATAGCTGGATTAATGATTGGCAAGTACCTACCGTCTACAGATTTACCAGAATACTCGGTTACAGAACCGTTCTTAGTAAAGTATTTGAGTGCGTCAGACCCTACGAGAATTATCCAGTCGTAAGCGTCAACGTCTATTTGAATATCGCAGTCTCTCTTCAGAACCTTTTTAATTGTAGGGTCTGAACAAAGCTGGTATTGATCGAACTCGAACGCGTGTTCAAATTCTTGTTTAAAATTAGTTCTACTAGGTTTAGTTTCCACGATAGCTACTTTTGGCTTTATTAGAGTGCCAGTCATTTACTCTTCCTCGTATTTGTTTGATTTACTTCTATTTTCTGATACAGTTAGATACTGTAGGTTTTCTAAAACGTGTAGCCCACATACTTTCTCCCCTTGTAAAGGCACTATGTGATCTACTTCACACCCTTTAGGACATCTAGAATAGAATTCTTCTATATGCAGTGTATTTGCCCATTTAGGAGTCCTTTGAAGTTTTGCAGCACGATATTTTGCCCTATTAGCGTAAAATTTAGCTTTATTATTCTGATAATACTCTGCACTTACCTCTTTTCGGCATTCCTTGCATTTACCAACCCTACCGTCTGTGGTGTGGTTATCTATATGATATTCTGTGTAGTCCTTTATAAGATTACAGCTAGTGCAAGTTTTTTTGCCTTGCTGAGCTAAGAACCTTGTACCTATAGACATTTTAGAGGGATAGTTTAAAATGTCTGGAAAATGTTTTTTTAAAACCGAAGTTATCGTATTAGGTGCACACTGATAGTACTCAGCTATTCTAGTCCTGGTATCGTACTCTATGCAATTTTTTACAAAATCTTCTTTTGAGTGTGGTTTGTGTTTAATTTTAATCATAAGTTGTCTCCATTTTTATATTTTAACTTAATAGAGACAAAAAGTCAAGAACTATTTTTTGCTATGTATATAATTTACTCTTTAATTTAATTACTTGAGTTTCTGTTAGTGCACCTGCATCTTGTTCTTTATTGCCGAACTTGATTACGCGGCTAGTGAGATCAACTTTCTCGCACATTACTTTAATTCTTTCGGCAGCATTCTGTCCTGCCTCATCATTGTCTAGAAAGATGTCTATGTTATCTACACCTTGCATAGCTAGTACACTTAATCTTTCTTCTGTTACATTCTTTACACCGAAACAACACACTGCATTGGTTAGTCCCTTATCATGTAGATTAAGCATATCGAATATACCTTCTACTAGTAATATACTACCTTGTATTGGTTTTGATGCTGGGAATAACGGTAACTTTGCACCAGCGGGGGTGTTAAGATACTTAGGCATGCCCATTGAAGTATGTCGTCCTTGAAAGGCTACTATCTTGCCTGTTCTGTCTCGTATCGGAAAGTTGATACGAGAGATATAATCTTTACCACTATGTTGGAATGCTTCGAACTTCTTGTAAGTCTCTGCCTTAATATCTCTCCAGTTACCGTGGTAAGGCATAGAGTCTTTAGGAAAATCTAAGCCGATACTTTCTGCTCTTTTGTCATTGATCTTCTTCTTTAAGAACTCTCTGCGTAGCTGCATCTGGTTAGGCTTCTCACCAAAGTGAGTAAACACATTACCTTTGAACTCACAAGAAAAACAATTAAAGATACCTGTAACTTGATCGATTCTCATGCTAGGACTTCTATCAGCATGTTCTGGATTTAGGCATAGAACGACAAAGTCAGCCCCTTTGGGCATGTACTTTATATTCTTACTATCGAGTAATTCCTGAACATTCACCGACCAATATCCTTTATATTTTCTTGACTAATTACTTGATACGCGCCTTTGTTATAGGCAGGTGCTATGGTGTACTTGGAGCCCTTGGTGTAAGACCTATCAGGCATAGTACAGATACTATTAGTGTCAGATACAGACTTATACTCTGGTGTCTCTCTACGATAAGTGTCTACTGGCTCTAATGGTTGAAATTTTGGGGTATAACCACGGGCTTTAGGTAGCGGCTTGCGCTTACGGCCAGATGTAGTGTACCTGAGATTACCAAATGAAATTGACATAAAAAAACTCTCCCCTCACAGTTTAGATATATATTATACTAAAAAATGAAAGGAGAGTCAAGAACTATTTTTAGAAAGGGTCATCAATACTTTCGTTTGTCTTATGCGATGAGTCCTCTTTCTCTTTTGGTGTCTGTTGAGTCTCTGGGCCAATCTTTAGAGTCTCCCAGTCAACAACCGAAGAGAATGAACGCATACTGGCTGCTCGCATCTTGACACAATTAAATGTCATGCAGTTATCTTCTTGATCCCAGGTTTCCAATGCGTAAGCAGCATCGGCAGCATCAAGAATACCTTTAGCAAAGCGAGCTTCACCAGTTGCGTCTGTTTGGTAGGGAGAGAATACAGTGCATTCATACTCCTGTGCCATACTTTTTAACGCCTTACTAACCTCAATCTGTTCTGTCCAGTCATACTGCCCTCCTCGTGAGGGGACGTTGGAACGCTTTACTTGGTTTATATAGTCTACAATAATAACACCGACATTTAACTTCTTGACTTTTTTGTCAAGCTCGGCGCGAATCTTCGCCAAAGTTAATGAGGGATCATACACTACGTCAATCTGCTGAGTCGGGAGAAGCTCGCAGGTTGTCCATAAGCTGTCATGAAACTTATCAAAGTCTCGATGTTCTTTGTATTCTTTTAACCGTTCCTGTCCTTGTTGGTAGCGTGCAGCCCACCAACCAGCCACTTTCTCCCATTCCGTAACACTTAGATTCATAGTACGTAATCGGGCGAAGGGCACTCCAGTAGCAATCGAACAGATACGTTGTAGTACTGATCGACTGTCCATTTCGATGGTGAAATAGATAGCTGAACGTCCTGAGTTGTAGACGTTATTAGCAATGTTAGCACAAGTTAGAGACTTACCAGCACCTCGGCGACCACCAACGAGAACCAAGTCTCGGGGGGAGAACTTGATTTCGTGGTCGTACTCATCATTAAGACCTAAACCGATGTACTTTCCAATCTCTTCTTCTGGCTCAAACAAACGTATGCGTTGCATATTCTCGGAAGGTTCCGTTAGATCGACCTTATCTTCAATGTCAAGGACGATCTGATGGAGAGCACCTACTGATTCGTCTGCATCTGCGAACAGAACAGACTCATCAATATAAGTCTCAAGCGAGTTAAGTATCTCTTTCTGAGTATACTCATTTTTAAGATACTCTAGTAGAATGTCAGCGTCAATGTCAACATCTACACTTTCGATTGCAAACACCTTTTCTTGTGTCTGACGATCTCGAATGCCTAGCTTGAGGTTATCGAACGAAGGAAGCGAATGAAAATTCTCGCAATGCTTATCAATGAGCTTATAAAGCACATGATATTCTACGGGCAAGTATTCTTTACGCAGGTAGCTCCAAGTCTCGAAGTCCTGTGTATTGATAACTTGTCGTATTAGCGCACTTGCTAGATTCAAAAGTTCCCCCGAACAATAAAAAGCCGACACACACTACTAGTAATATGTGTCGGCAAAACTTAACAACGATTACTGAGCAGCTTTAGCGGCTTTAGCAGCGCCATCGTAGTCAGCAGCAGAAACGCCACGGCGAGTCAGCATAGTTTTAACACCACGTGCAGTTTTACCGATTGCTTCAGCGATAGCTTCAACAGTCATGCTTGCAACGTCTAGGTCTGCCAAAGGATCAGCCTTGTCAGTACCCTTGGTGTGTTCTTGACGTGGGATCGCATCAATAGAACCTGAACGAAGGAGGCTAAGAGCCTTACCACGAACAGAGTTTACAGTGCGGTCAAGAGCTTCGGCGATAGCTTCTACGAAGGCACCGTCTTGTACCATACCGATGAACGTAGCTTCTTCAGCTTCGCTATAAGTACGTACAGCTTCTACCTTAGGGGCAGGCTTGACGTGTGCAGTCAGTTCCATAGACAAAATCTTGCCTTGGATTGACTTAGAGCTATAAGCGCCATCTTCAAACAGGCCGGCGATCTCAGCATAAGTGTAAGAGCCGCTGTTATCGGCTACAAAAGCAGCCAGGGTAGCTTCTTGAGCATCGGTAAAAGACTTACCAGCGCCAGCAGAGGCTAATTCTACATCGTAGCCCATCTTACGCAATTTGCTTGAGATAGAACGAGTAGAGGTTTCAAGTTGACCTGCTGCATCTGCAACAGTAGCTTGAGAAACGGGGCTTTCGCCGCCGACAAAATCAGTCAGTTGAGCTGTGCGCTCTTCAGTCCATTTAGGTGTAGCCATTAGATATACTCTCCAGAGTTAGTTAGCTCGTTGATGGTAGTCACGATGACTCCCTTAGCACGAGCGTTTTGGGTTTTGGTTGATTCAATTCCTGACTCATTTATAAGATGAGTACAGTCTTTAGTAAGAGTCGATTTTACTCGATAACCGTAGTGCTCAAGGTGAGCTGTAGCTTCTGCTTTACTACGAAAACTCTTTAGTTTTCCTGTAATACATACTATGCCACGCGTAGTTGTCGTTGTATTCGTACTCTTTGTTTCTTTAAATTTAAAGCTGAATGGAAGGCTATCATAATAACCATAAAAGTCATTATGAAGCCACTCTATCAAGCTATCCGTTGCCTTCGGCCCTAGGCCTGCCTCTGCACAAGTCTCTCTACTAATTTCAGTTATATTAGTGATTGCTGTAGATAACTTCTTTGCTGCGGTCGATCCGATCAACGGAATGCCAAATGCAGGCAACAATAACTCCAGAGATATAGAAGTTGAATTCTGTATCTCGGAGTAAAGTTTCTCTGCAATCTTTTCAGAAGAGAGACACTTTGCTATCTGCTCTTTAGATAAAGAGTAGAGTTCCGATATGTCATCAATATCTAACTTAGCAATGCTGCTAGGCCCGAGACCTTTGATCTTAACGGTTTTCGCAAAGTGTTCTAGTTTTTTCTGAGACTGCGAACCACAGAATGTGTTTACACAGTACAGAAGATGATTTTTCCACGTAAGAACCGATGCACAACTAGGGCAATGCGTTGGGGCTTCTATGGTAATCATGTGGAACTCTCCGTAAATCTGAATGTATATTATATGAAACTTTTGGTAAAATGTCAAGAACTATTTTTTGAAAGCTACCTAACAAACTTCAGCTCTTTTTATTATACGAGGTATAATCTCACCCGACCTAATAATTTCAACCATACATCCAATCTCTAAGTTTAGTCCACGAATATACTCTATGTTGTGTAGCGTTGCTTTGCTTACAGTAGCGTCTCCAACCAATACAGGATCGAGAATAGCTACAGGGCTGACAACACCAGACTTGCCGACTTGCCACACAACATCGAGTAATTTAGTTACTACTCCTTCCTTCTGCTCTTTTAGAGCAAAAGCCCCGCGAGGGTGGTGAGCAGTATAACCCATGCTATCAAACGTCAGGCTATCATCTATGCGATAGACAGTACCATCAGTAGGGTAGTTACTTGAATCGAAACTATGCACAGTATGAAAGCCGTGGGCTTCCAAGTATTTCATAGAACCAGTCCAAGTAAAGATACTAGAGCCTTGCAGACCGTAAGCTACGAAAGTAAGTGGGCGAGTACGAAACTCCTCCATATCTTTCAAGTTTAGCGACCCTGATGCAAGGTTTCTAGCATTAGTAATGTGAGAAGGGCAGACAATTTCTCCAGTAACTTGGATAATGCCCTGATAGGGTATCTCCGTAGGTACTAAGAGTTTAAGTTTCTCTGTTATGTCCCGTCCCACAGTACCATCACCACGGGTTAGTGCTTGTACTAATTGACCATTTACATAGACAATAGCTACAGCAGCGCCATCCAGTTTGGGTGTAGATACATAACCAGACAAGTCTGGAGCATCTTGCAAATCAAAATACTTTTGTAGAGAGTACATTCTAAATAGGTGAGGTATACCATCAGTGATAGTATGTCCTACAGATTTATAATCGTACTTAGAGGCTAAGGTATCAAACTCGTCATCGGTAAGTATAGACTCACCTTCGTAGTATGCTTTAGCTGCTGTATCTAAAAAGTCTTTCATTGCTTTCCTCACTGAACGAATGTATATTATACAGGCTTCAGCAATTCAAGTCAAGGATTATTTTTCTTTAAGGGGAAAAATTTCTTTAACTATTTCATCGGCTTCTGCTAGAGATAGAATCTCACACAGTCCGATAAATAGTTCCTTAGAATTACTCAAGTCAAGAGCTATAGAAATACCTTCAGGAGAAGGCTTCCACTCTTCATCAAAGTCAAGATAAAACTTTCGTAGACCTAGATATTCTACGCCACGAAAGATATTTACAGTGAGTCTGACCTGTACTTCTTTGACCGTATCATAATGAATGACACGCTCATACGCATCTGGAGCTTCGTAAAGTTCCATTAGCGTCTGCCTTCATTCTTCAAAATAGAAGATAAAGGTACTACACTTGTTACGTGGTCTGGTTTCAGGAGACGATAAGAGTCCGTATCCCAACAAAACATAAGGAGTGTAGCATCGGTTTCTTTCGCCCGATTCGTTTTTTGTTGTATGTAAGGGGTTGTAAAATCCAAAGTGCATACATTGTACTTTAGTTTTTTACTATTCTCACTACGATAAGTGATAATAGCATCGCCGTATTCAACAACAAGCTGTATCAGCTCTTGTTTTCTCACAGTTGCTCCTTTAAAGCAGGTTGGCAGAATCTTCTGTCGTACTGACTTTTAGGGCTTGTGAGAGTGCGCCGTTTTTTTGATGTCCCAGGCAGCGCATCCCTCCTGGACTAAGGTAGTTAGTCTGTGAAGACTAAGCTCATCTTATTTAGTTACTGCTGCGATAACTGCTGCGAAGTACTGCGCTGCTTTACCAGTCAACTTGCTAACGATTTCTTCGTCAACTTCTTGACCAGCGTCAGACAATGCTGCGATAAGAGCTTCTTTAGCTGCGACTTTGGAGACACGTGTGCCACCCGCTGCTGCTTTCTTTTCACCTGAAGCTGCTGGGGTCTTTTTAACGTATACACCGGCTTTGGTCAGAATCATACGAACTCCGTTAGGAGACTCGTCATGCTCATCTGCGATTTCTCTGACAATCTCCATGCTGTTCTCTGGAGTTGGGTTGGCTTGTTCGTAGGCTTCTACTACGGCTGCTTTCTTTTCGTCTGTCCACGCCATCTTGCGTTTCCTCTTTGTTTGTG